AATATTTTTTAAGTAGACAACTTAAACGCTTCTAGATTTGCAAAATATTGAGTAAATGCTGGTCTCAAAAATTCTGGTAATCTCTTACTGCTTACCTCTATAAAATAACGATTAACACTGGCACATGTTGTATTTTGATCAAAGAAGCCTTTCGGAGCTTTTCTATTTTCAACTATACGCCACTTGAGTGGTACATAGTAGTACAAACCTTTAGTAATTTTACCCTTCTTTTTACTAGCTTCTTTATTACTTACCTCTGTTATAATGCCATTGTAACGAACAAAGAAGTGTCTAGTAAATTCTCCTCTTGAGTAATCTGCATCTGTTACAATAGGGTAGTAAGGGGTAGGTCCATCAAGCATCAATGGCACGCGATCAGAAGACAAATCCCTATATGCTGATGTGTTCAAATTTTTTGTCATTGAAGCATTTATTCTTCTTGCATATTCTTCTAAACTCTCTTCGCTCATGATAACATCTCCACTCCATACCAAGTTCTATGTCCCTTAGGCACCCTTGAATATACATCGATGCCAGGAGCATAAACCCAGTGCCATTCTTCTTTAGCAACTGTTCTCATATATCCGTATCGCCAAGCATTTTGAATTAACCATCTATATATATCACCTCTACCAACATCTATATCTATTGCGTCACCTGATTGATGTTTTGAATACCCCGGTCTTGCTGCTAAATTAAACCCAGGTGTACCGTTAACATACCCATCATATAGATATTGTTGTTTTGCTTGAGTTCTGTATGCATCATTTATAGAAATAACATGTCCAGCATCCTTCGCAGCTCGTGCAAGTGCTAGGAAAGATTCGAACATCTTTTTAGAGATGTACTCAATTCCATCACCTTCTGTTTCGAAAATTCCTTTAGATTGACTACCTCTCATAGCATAAAATGTTTGCTGTTTTTGTGGTGTCCCTTTTATATATGGTGTATCAGTAAATGTAAGATATTCATCAAATTCACGATACTCCTCAATAATAGGCTCTTTTTCTGGTTCACCGGGACTTTCAGTTATTGTCTCAACAGCTATTTGCTCCTCAACTACATCTTCAGGTATTCTCGACTTTACTATTTTTGATATAGGTCGCATTAATGTTGAAATACTTGTTGTCCATGAATCTGCTGCTATTTCTTGATCAACAGAAGTTACTTGTAAAGCAACGATATCTTTATATCGTTCCGGTAGTATACCCCCTTTTGAGACAGTATCAACCATTATAGAATTGCCCATATATATACCTGATACACCGTTAAGTGTTAACGATATATCAATTGGTATAGGTGGACTATATAATTTAGTATCTTCAGATGAATTACAAATAAATGACTTTACAAAATTTTCAGCTGTTTTTAATGATTCTCGATACTCTTTAGATTTATCTTTTCCTCTAGTTAGTTCAACGCGTGTAAAATTTAACGCATCACGGAAACTATTCCATATATTATCTCTTGCATCGTTATTTTGCTCTTCTTGCTCTTCTACATTTTGTTTAACTAACCCAGTTTTTAATCTATCTCTAACTCTAGCCCCATATAGTTTAAACATGTTAATATCAGCAGATGTGTTAGAACTTGCACCACTCATAGCATAATAAGCTAAAGCCTGTATTTCATTAGGTAATTTAGTTTGTATTTTTAAATCTCTTGCTATGTTAGTGTCACCGATTCCAGAAAAATTATATGGAGTTGGATTACTCTCTTTCACAGTTGTATAATTTAATAAATTACCACCATGATTCTCATCAATAACTGATACTATACCCAATTCAGTATTTGTAACAACTTTAAACGACCATGGCTTACCACAAGCTTCTGATACTTGAGTTAGTATGTCTAAAGCAAAGTCAGAAACAGTTTTTGCTTCTTCAGCTGCTCCTCTAACAACATTTATATTTATTAATAAATTTCTTATATATCCTTCGAACATTTCATTATCAACACTAAATAAATTTTCAACATCTTTTAAAGCGTTACTAGCTGGTAAAGGCTCAACATTATTCTGGTCAGATGATATAGTAAGTTCTTGTCCTGGTAAAATACAGACTCTAGGATCTATAGATCTAAGCCATTTACTATTTATTATTTTTACACTTTCCCACTCTACAGGATCATCATCATCTGCCGTTGGTGCTTTTGGAATAGGAGTCATACTACTAAAATACACCTCAAGCTCATTAGATGATATTCTTGGCATGAATAATTCATTAATTATATAATCTTCAATAAACCGCCAACTTACATAAGTTTCACCATATACTGCAATTCCTAACTCATTTATATCTGAGTTTAGGAATGAGCGCTCTAACTCTCTTTCAACTAATATACCAATACCAGGTGTGTCAACTGTCAATATCGGTGAATTTCCATTATTTGACATTACAAAATTAGTTTGTGTCCAAGTTAAATAATCTTTAGTGTTAACATTATATATAATTGAATTAGCTATTGCTATTTCTTCTTGTTGAGCAACATCAATAGCTTCTTTTAATTCATCAGCTGCCTGGTTATTAATATCAACAACGAGAGCTGCGTTTTTAAGATTCATATTTTCTTGATAATCTACATATGGCTGGAAGGTATCGCTTTCAAAAGCAAGATCAGCATACGGAGAAGCAGCTAATTCATCTTGTGCTGCTTGATTAGCTTCGGCAGTTGCTTTAATTTCTTCTAATGTGTCTATTAACTCTTCAGTTATTAAATCTTTAGATTGTGCTTTAGTAATTTCTGCTGCTTTTGTAAATATCTTATAATATATACCTTCTACATCGTTTACAGGTGAGGATTTACCTGTTTCAGGATTAACTATATTTGCGCCTAGTTGATATGTACTAGTTGGGACGCCTAACGATAAATTATTCGGTGCCATAATATCAATAGATAAATCAAATGTGCCATCAGCTGCGTTAGTCCAGTTAAATTTTGTAACGCTTCCAATTAATCCATCATATAATCCAGCTCTATTATCTGTAGTATCAACATCATATTCTCTCATTATATCTTCTGAATCAAATATACGTTTTAATATTTCTTCTTGAATAGCATTTCGTGGATTTTCAGCATCTATTAGACTACCAGCTCCAGATTGTAGTTTATATAACGGAATAGGACTTTTGCGCTTTACGTTAGAAAACCACCCCCACTCTAGTAAAATTGAAGTTCCGGGTACCATATACATCATTTCTAAATTTGCTAAGTCTGCTTCATGATAGCATTTTATACCTAGTGTAGCGCGACGTATTGTACCTAGATCACCTTTATTACTAACTGTAATACGAGTTATAGCTGGTACAGGTGTGTTACGTAAATTACTTCTATATAATTCATCTCCTGGGTTATTGGAAGTAGTGCCATACCTACCAAAGTTTATGCCACCTATTTCATCTCGTATTCCCTGCATAGAGTATAAAACCCAGTCTTGCCAGTTAGGTACAGTTTCATCATCAGGATCTTCAGGAATCACAAATGGGACAGAGCGCATCCATGGCGTTCTAGTTGTAATGTGATTATATGACTCTCTATCCTCCCTACTAAATCCATTCTGCTCCACATCTAGAGCAGCTTTAATTGAAGGATGAATCGCATCTAATACTATTCCTCTATAACTCGGCATATTACCTCATTTTTTCTATATAGTCATTTGTTTTGCTAGGAATGCGTAATCTAACTCCAGGAGGTACGTATAACGACCCTTTACCTATATTATTAGCAAGAGCTATAATCCACCACAATGATGTATCTTTATAATATTTATGAGCTAATAAATCTAAACGCTGTCCAGACTTAATATAAATGTATATATCGTCAGGGTGACGTTGTATAGAGCCGGGGTAAATTGTGGATTCTCTATATCTATTACCATCTTTATCTGTATGAATAATGTTGTGCTTATACCTTTTCATATTAATATCCTGAAGAGTTTTTATTATCATATCTACTATTAAATACAGACGACACTCCAGTGTAAGGAGGATTATCATGTAATACAGTAAATCCGAGATTAACGTTTAACCCTCGCGGCACAACATATCTATCTTCCCCAATAAGAGGGTCTAATGTATCTTGTTTTTTAAACTTTTTAGTAGAGAAATCAAAAGGAATAGAACCACCTAATGTAGTATACTCTGCACTGAGCGTTTTACTAGGATGTTGCAGATCTGGGTCATTTATTTCCCAAGATAAATCCTCAATTGGTGTTACCGTTAATGCGGTCATAATTACAGATTCTCTTATATAATTACCAATGGTTAATCGAGTTAACGGTGCAACCATTCGTTTTGGTTGGAATAAATCATCAGCTGATGGTCTAGTAAGATCATATAGCTTATTTAATCTCTGATACATTGCTCTTAATTTATCGGGTGTTGTTACATATAATTTTAAGTCGAATGTTATTGTTCTTTCGAAACCACTATAAGAGTATATTTGGTCAGGTCTACCTGCATAATTGGCTCCTGTCCATGAAGGATTTACATTATCTGTTAATCCACTTATAGCACCTCTAAATTGGTATTCACCTATTCTTACAGGAATTAAATCTACAAAATTCCCTGCTAACGGTTCACCATCAGCATCTGTAGGATATGAGTTCTCAATCTCATAATCTAAACCAAATCTCTTTTCTAAGCTATTACTCTTTTTTATAAAAGGATTTATTCTATCTAAATCAGCATAAGGTTCACCTATAGCACCACCAGGCTTTAAAGGGTTACCACCAGGTACGACAGAAGCAATTTGTTTCGCTACTTTAACAAACTCTGATGTTCCTTCTAATGGAGCTAACCTATCATGGAGTGCATGTAATACTTTGCCTCCTTTAGGTCTAAACTTGTTAGTAACACCATCATATGTATTTAGTAATGTTGATTTGGTACGATAATCACTTCCAGGCTTGCCTTTCCAATCTTGACGAATCATTTCACCTTGTGATTTTAAATCTGATTTAGGAACGCCAGTTAGATTTCTATATAAGCTTTCTAATGCTGCTTTTAATTTTATTGCCATTATCCAACTCCTACAGGTATTTGTTCAAGTTCCATAATTTCTGTTAATTGAGTTCCTGATACATTTAATACTCTTTGCTGAGATAGTAGTTGAATAATTTTATCTAGTTTTTCACCCATTCCAGAGTTACCACCACCACCTAAATTCGTACCAGCTATAATTGAATCGTCTTTGTCTAATTGAATAGAACCTTTCTCACCAGATACAAGTAGACCACCTTGTGGATCAATTGCACCATCTTTCATATTAGATACCATTTGATACGCACCGTATCCAGCTGCAGCTATCCCTGCAATACCTAAAGCAATAGGGATTGCAGCTGCACCAAAAGAAAGGGCTGTTGCAGAAATAGAATCAGAAATTGCTTTCATTGCAGATGATGCAGCTAAAGCTAATTGGATAGCCTGCATACCAGCCATAACATATTTAAGTGCTTTTTGATCAGCTAGCTGAGATGCTAATGATTCTTGAATATTTAACTGTGCATTAGCATTAGCTTCATCAGCTGTAGTTGCATCTTCTTTATTAAGTAGTTGTTGTGCTAATTCAACGTTACCATCTGCAAAAGCTTTATTTGCAGCATCAATATTAGCATTATTATCTAACTGCATATTGTTTAGAGAGTTTGCTATGCTTAATTGATCACCTCGTAATCCAAGTGTACCTTCAAGTGTTTGTCTCTCTAATATACCTAACTCAGATATATCTCCAACCTGATTAGATACTTCTTGTAATGCTTCAGCATATTTACCTTCTAATACAAGTCCTCTAGCTCTATCAAAGTTAGCTTCTTTACCTGTCAACACATTAAACTTCATTTGACCTTCAATAGAACTCTCTATATCCAATAGTTTGTTTGCTACATTCATAGCATCAGATAATTCGAACCCCATTTTACGTGTTTCAATAGCTGTACGAACCATATTTTTTAAACTCATTCCTGAGAAGTTAGCAAAATCTTTACCAGAGTTTGCTATATCTTTCATTACTTTACCAAACTTAACACCGTTGGCATCAGCTAAATTTTTACCTAACGCTAAAGTAGTATTAGCAGCTTCAGCTGAAGAGCCGTCAATTAACTGCATCATACCAGATAATTTAGTGGCTTCTTCTCTAGAAATATTTAATTTGTTTGCTGTTATTGATAAATTTTTTGCTTGGTTAGCTGAATATAGATTACTTGTACGGAATAAATCATCCATTGCTACCATAGATTCTAATATCTCTTCCCTATTAGTATCTAACATATCACTGAATTTTAACTCTTTAGCTATTTCCTTATTTAACTTGGCAGCTCTTGTTAACGTAATACTCATTGTATTTGCTGTATTACGTTGTGCTTTACTTATAAACTCAACAGCAGATTTTATTGCTTGTGTAGCTGCTAGTATTTTACCACCGGTAACTAATTGGTTATATAAAGATTTTTCTTGACTATCTTCTTCATCACTTATTTTTTCTTCAAGTTTAAGCTGTTTACCTTTCAGTTTAGCTATTCGAAGAAGTGTATTTTCATAAGTTTTTGCTTTTTTATTTATGTCTTCTTGAGATTTGCCGGTTTTAATATACAAATCCAATAACTCTTTCTGCGTGTTAGCTCGATTTTGAGCGAGCTTTTCCGCAGCTTTCATTGCAGCTATATCTGCTTTTGGATCTTGTTTTGCCATATATTATCTCTGTTATATACCCATATCTTTCTCAATATCTCTATTGAGTTGTTCAAGTTCTTTTGTAATATTTTGGATACTTTTGCGTATTTCCGGGTTGTTTAACGCGCGCTTTTTAGCTATAGAGCGTATACCTTTCTTTGCAAAGAAAAGTCCAAGCATTGCGGTTACTATTTTCTGTAGATTCATAATACTCCTGTTCTCAGTTATATATTATAAATATCAGAAATCTATCTTTTCCGGGACTTTCTCTTATGTTCTTTGGTATGTTTCTCAATAATAGCGTTTTTTTCTGTAACTACTTCATTAATACATTTTAAATGAAACTTGCGTAGCCATATAGGCATATTATACACATCAGCGAACGTAAACCCTCCTCCACCGTTGTATACGAGAATGAAAATCTCTCTGTGTAGAATGGGCTTATAGTTAAGCCCCAGGCCAAAAAAAGTCTATTCCAATAGGTAATAAAATTTTACCATTATAGTTATACTCTTGATTAACAACATTAACTGTTAAATCTATATCAGGTGTTATGTTTGTTATATAATTACGAAGTTGAAGTGAATCTCTTGCAATCAATTGATTATCTATAAAGCTATCTATAAATGTTTTATCTGTATTTCCATCGATAGATAATATTTGATGCTTAAGTCTTGTCGTAATACCTTTAGAGTGACCACGTAATGATTGCTTTTCTAGTTGCTCAGCTATTAGTATTTCTTCTACGCTTGATAATATTTTAAATTGAATTTTTTGTTTACCAATAGGAAGTATAAATTCAAAACTGTTACTATTATTATATAAAGAATCATCAATTTCTGTATTAGCAATTTCAGTTAGATCAACAACATGCTTAAAAGATTCCTTTGTACCAGGTATGTTTACTAGAATTTCATATTCAGGACCATAACCTAATACACGTGCAGCAATCATTACAGCATTTTTATCACCAAGCGTTAAATCTGTGTATTTTACAGGTTTACCATCACCATTACCAACAATTAATGCTTGAAATAATTTATCGAGCGCTTTACCTTGCTTAATTAAACTCGGGTTAGTTAATATATCTTCTTCACGAGCTGTCATATATTTCATTTCAACTTTACCTGTAGATAGAGGATTATCTTTAGGGTATAATAACCCTTTACTAGGTAAATCAACTATTTCTGTTGGAAAATCAAAATTGCTTGTTGCTGCAGCTCTTGCTATCGCTTGTTGTTTTATATCTTCGTTTGATACACCACCTGGGTAATCTGTGTCTATAACTTGTCCTGACATTGTAACTCCTATTATTATTTGTTCTATATATAAATATATAGAGACAAAAAAAGTCCTGATTTCTCAGGACTCTTTTTAAGTTATTTACATCTTAGAATTCTAATATTGCATAGTCATATTTTAATGTAAGATTAATTTCAACAGGTTGATCATTAGACCAGTCCATTTCACCCATCTCTGTAGATAAGATAAATGCACCTTTAAGTATCCATCGCTCTTCGATAGTTCCAGCAGGTCCTAGAGTTTCTATTGTTACATCTTCTTTATAGAAATCAGGATACCCAGCAGCACCGGTTGCAGATTCATATCCCTTACGAACCCATTCCATAACATGCTGTGCACCAGATGGTACAATTGGATCCCATAAAGAGACAGTAACATCATTCCAATCTGCTTTACCTTGTAATTTACGTTTTGTATTAATATGGTCAATAACAACTTCACCGAATGTTATACCTGGTCGTGTTACCTTTTTACATATAAAAGATGGTATATCTCCTACTGAAAGTATAAAACGATTTGATACTTTCGGTGTAAAAGAGTTAAACATCAATTGTTGTGCACTTATAGTTTCTGGCATTGTATTTCTCCTACTTTATAATAAATATCTTATTCACCAAAAGTTGCACCGGTTGGCATAACATTAAAGTCAACTACAATAAATTCAGCAGCTTTTGCTGGTTGAATGTAGATATCACCTTTCATAATGTTTCTATCAACTACATCTGGTGTATTATTTGTATCATCCATAACAACTTTGAAAGCAAATAAACCGTTATTTTGTTGTACTCTTTCCATGTAAGGTACTACTGTAGATAAGAAACGGTTTCTTGTTTGAGTTGTATTATTTTCAAATACTAAGAATCTACTAGTTGATGCAATGAACTTTTTAAGGTTAATTAATAAACGGCGAACATTAACTCTATCTAACGCTGACGCTTTTTTCTGTAATGTCTTCTGACCCCATACACAAACACCTTGCCCAGGGAATGTAGCAAGAGGATTTATACGACCTGAGTATAATAAATCTCTGTTTGCATGAGTTAATTTACGTTCTGCTCTAACAGCTGTGTCAATACCACCTCTATTTAATCCAGCAGGTGCATACCATTCAGCTGCAACTCTATCATTAAATGCTAATACACCAGGTAGAACTGTGCCCGCTGGTACCCATACTAGTTTGTTAAGTTGATTGTCAGGTATTTGAACCCATGGCCAATACATTGCTGCATAACTTGAGTTATAATCCCCAGCTTCTGTTACTGCATTTGCAGGTGTTTTTCCGTATCCAACAGGATCAACAACAGCAAAGCAATCGCCTCTTGATTCACAAACTTTAATAGCTTTATCCACTATAGTAGAATGCATCTCTTGATTAGCACCTGGTATTAAAATCATGTTTATATCATATTCATCTTGATTAGCTAGTAAATTTAGTGCTTGCATATATGCAGTACCACCAGCAGCATTAGTACCATTAGACAAGTTATATCCTTGACTGTTATCGGTAGTAATTGAATCATAGAATTTT